GAGGAAGTGCGAGGAATTCGCACCCTGTCTGGTGGCACCCAAGTATTAACCGTATGCGGTGATTTTGTGTATGTGATGGAATCAGACTACACGCCAAAAATGATTGGCCAAATGAATTCCTCTACAGGCTTAGTCGGGATTGTGGATAACGGCGTGAATGTCTACATTGTGGATGAGACTTACCGGTATTGCTGGTTTATCTCTAATCCATCTGCAGCAACCTTTACTGGATCAATATCAACAACAACCCTAACGGTTACCTCGGTTTTGAGCGGCACTATTGCCGTTGGCCAGGCTATCTTTGGACAGGGAGTTGATCAAAATACTGTGATTACTGCTTTGGGTACAGGTACGGGCGGAACTGGAACTTACACGGTTAGCGATTCCCAAACGGTTGCATCTACCACTATCAACTCGGTTGCCTCGCCCGCAATTGTTACTGGTGCTATATCAGGAACAACTTTAACGGTCTCTGCGGTCACAAGCGGTACTCTTAAAATTGGCCAAACCATTGAGGGTACTGGCGTAACCGATGGCACCATTATTAAGGCCTTTGGGACGGGGTCAGGCGGAGTAGGGACCTACACCGTTAGCGCATCACAAACAGTCAGCAGCACGACTATATTTGCCTTAAATTGGACTGTATTGCCTGCAACCGATGGCCCATTCCAAGGTGGCGGAACGGTTGATATTACCGACAATTACTTTGTTTATAACAAACCTGATTCTCAGCTATGGGCTGCCTCAGACTTACTAAGCCCCATTACCGACCCATTATCCTTTGCTAGTAAAGATGGCTCACCCGATGATCTAGTGTCCATTATTGTTGACCGCCGAGAAGTCTATTTATTGGGTGAGATGTCCTCCGAAGTCTGGATTAATTCGGGCGCGGTGCCGTTTCCCTTTACTCGTATTCCTGGCACATCCACCCAGCAAGGTATTGCAGCGCAATATTCCATGTCTAGGATGGGTAACTCGTTTGCGTATGTTTCAAAGAACAATCGCGGCGAGGCAATGGTGGTGCGTATGAATGGATATTTTCCTGAAAGAATATCGACTCATGCGGTAGAAACAACATTAGTAAACCAAAATGTCTCAGACGCTATAGCGTGGACCTATCAGTTAGAAGGCCATGAAGTCTATGTGGCAACCTTTCCCTCTATTGGGACTAACGGCTTAACTTGGGCATATGACAATACAACCGGCCTTTGGCATAAGTGGTTGTACCGTAACAACCAAAACGAATACGAGCGCCACCGCGGTAATTGCTGCGCATTCTTTAACCAGCAGGTATTGGTTGGAGACTATGAAAATGGCAAGATTTATCAGTTAAGCCGCAACTATTACACAGACGATGGCCAGCCAATCCGCCGGATTCGCAGAGCCCCGCACATTACATCGGACCTACAGCGCCAATATTTCCATGAGTTGCAGATTCAGTTCCAGCCAGGCGTTGGATTGTCTACTGGCCAAGGCGATGATCCCCAGGCAATGTTGCGCTGGTCTAATGATGGCGGATCAACTTGGTCTAATGAATATTGGACAACCATTGGAAAACAAGGAAAATACTTAAATCGTGCTATTTGGCGGCGGTTAGGATTTTCCCGTGATAAGGTTTTTGAGGTATCCATTTCTGACCCCGTCAAGGCAGTTATTATTTCTGCAAACTTAAAGGCAGAGGCTGGAGAAAACTAATGACCACACCGCAAAACCAACGGCTGCCAACCAGCCCATTGATTGATGATACGGGACGGCCAACTCGCGCCTGGCAGTTGTTTTTGCTTAATCTATTGAACTTCTCTAGCGCCGCAACGGCTACGGCTGGATCAGCGACTTTACCGGCAAACCCAGAGGGGTTTATTGAAGTGACTGTAAACGGTGAATCTAAGAGAATTCCCTATTACAACATATGAACGAACAATTACTTGCCCCTCTTAATCTGCCACCAGCTGCGCAAAGATGGCTTATAGATTTCTTTTGGGTTATTCAAGGCCTAGACGATTGGCGCGATGATGACCCAGTAGAGCCAAAACAGAAAGAAAAAGTAATTTATCAGGTTATGGTGGAATTACCCCAAAACCATTTCTTCCAAAGTAACTCCCATAATTTACTGCCTATTGTAAGTATTCTTATTTTGAAGTGGATTGGCGCTAACAAATTAGAAGATAATAGAGAACAATTACACAAGGCCTATATGTGGCGGGCTGCGTACTACGATTTAATATTAGAGGTAGTGCGTTTAGTCCACGGGTTTGATGGGGCGGCAAGTGCTGCCGAATATGTTGCCAAATTGTATGGCGAGACTTATGAAGATTATGTAAAGGAGTTTGAGAATGCCTGATCCAGTCACCGGTACTATGGCAGCCGTTTCTATTGGAAGCGGCATTATGCAATCAAATGCAGCAAGAAGCGCTGCACAAATGCAAGCTGACTCGGCTAGTCGCGCTATGGAACAAGAACGGGCCATGTACGAGCAGTCAAGGGCGGATTTAGCCCCATACAGAGAACAAGGGTATACCGCTCTAAAAGACATAGAACGGATGAAGCCGTTTTTAACTTCTCAATTTGGACCAGAGCAATTTGGACAATATTTAGACCCTAGTATGGCGTTTCGCCAGCGAATTGGAACTCAGGCTACTGAACGATTAGCTAATGTTGGTGGCGGGGCAATCGGCGGTAATACCTTACGCGCTTTAACAGATTATGGTCAAAATCTAGCAGCTACTGAATATGGCAGCGCATTTGATAGATTTCAGAAAGAGCGGGGTAATATTTATAACACCTTAGCCAATATTGCCGGCATGGGTCAGGGAGCGGTAAATACTGGCGTAAATGCTGGGCAAAGTTTTGCAGGGCAACAAACCGGATTAATAACGGGTGGCGCTGCAGCACAAGCAGCCGGAACGGTTGGCGCATCAAATGCGCTTGCAGGAGGATTCCAGGGGGCAAGTAACGCATATCTACTTAATCAATTTATGAACAACCGTCAGAACCCAGTTGCACCGCCAGGTGGGTATGGCAATGTAACCATGAATCAGCCTGGCAATTTTGGATCAAGGTTGCCGACCACATATGGCCCTGATCAACCATTGTTTGCCGCTAGATAAATATTTTTTAGAAAAGACTAATCATGGCAATTAATATAAAACCAGACATCTCACTAAGTGCTAAACCACCGGCAACTATGACATTGCCGGAAATGATTAATATGGCCCGTGGTGCGCAAGCATACCAGCGTGAGCGGGAAATATTCCCTGAGTTAGTCCAGCAAGCCAAGACACAAACACAACAATCCCAATTTTCTTTGGATAAAGACCAAACTGCGGGAATTATGTCTATAGTTGGTGGTTATCGAAATGACCCTCGAATTATTAGCGGAAACCCTGATCAAGCTATAGATGCAATGTCAGAGATTAGATCAAAAGCGGTAGCTATTGGAATTCCTGAAAAACGGGTTGATGATTTAATGCGGATGGGTATGTCAATTGCGGTCCGCAATCCTGCAAAACTGCCCCAATATTTTGACAATGTAATCCAATCTCAGATTGGACCTACAGGCCAACAAGGATTACAAACGCCACAATTAGTTACATCTGGTGGCCAAACTGGCATATTCCGTGGTGGTCCAGCTACTGTAACAACACTACCTTTGCCTGGAGCAGCACCAGCGCCCGTTGGAGTTACACCAGCAGATATGACTGCCCCAATCCAGCCAAAACCAGTAGTTGCTCCGGCAGCTGGTCCAGCGCCTGTAGTTACTCCTACATCGCAAATGGTGCAGCCAGATACAGGCCGGCTACCTGTTGCTTATCCTGTGCGTCAAGCAGGCGTACCGTATGCTGCATTACCTCAAGAAGATACAGACCGCGCCGCCGGCAGCCAATATCGCAACGGTTTAGTGCAGCGGCAATCTGAACTAACAACAGCACGGCGTAATTTGCAAGAAGTTGTTAAAACTGCCCAAAAATTGCAAGAAGAATCGGTATTGCCAGAAACAGGCCCAGTTGGTGCAGTAAAAAGAAAATTTGCGGATATTGTCGGTGATCCTACCTATAAACAGTTGTCTAAAGATTTGGCTAATGTGCAAATTGCAAACATTAAAGCTATGGGAGGATCATTAGATACAGTTGGCGGCCAAGGATTAATTCGTATGGCCAGCGGTGATGAGACTTTCCCGCCTGATGTATTGCTAAGTATTGCTCGCCGAGCAGATGCCGATATTACCAATCTTGATATGATGGCCACCGGAATGCAGCGCCACACTCAAAAATTTGGTGATGCCAACGCTAAACGATTCCAGCAGATGTGGTCATCTAATGCAGATTCACGCATATTTGAGATTATGAATATTGCGCGAGATGTAAAAGATGTTAAAAAACGCGAGGAATTAACAAACAAATTGCTCGGCGGCCTGGATGACAACCAACGCAAAGACTTGTTCCGTCAATACAACAATTTAATCAAATTAACCAATACAGGTGATTTGTAATGCAAGATATTGGCCAACTTATTTTAGGTAGTTCCAAACCACCACCACAACTACAGTCTGGCGATTCTTTTCGTTTTGAGAATTTGCAGCCACCTCAAGTACAAATGGCGGTTAAGCGCTTTACTGAAATGGGTTACAACCCTGGTCGATTAGAGGAAATATTAACAACGCCTGACAAGTTTAATAATTATCCATTAGAGGTTCGTAAACAGTTTTTTGAGTTGTCCTCTGGTGCGCAACCAGCAATGTCTAGGTCGATTGCCAATGAACCCGTAACCTCACAAGTTACAGTTCAAGTGGGTGCGGCACAACCAACTATGCGTCAAGCCGTTGCCGACCCTGTTGGTAACATGATTTTAGGCAAACCAGTAGAAATTCAAACAACTGAGACCTCAACGCGCAAAGTTGGCAAAGTTAAAGATATGACCCAAGCCGGCCCATTGACGCAGTTTGGCCGTACTGCTGCTAGTTTTTATGATGCAACGGTTGGTAGCGTTGTCCCAGGCATAGTAGAGCCAGTTACCTATGCTGGAGCCCGTGCCATTGGCAAAACGCCAGAGCAGGCTAAAGAAATTAGTACGGCAGCAGCTGCGCCCTTTGAGTCTGGTATGGGCAGAACATTTGGGGTAACTGAAACTCCAGAATATCAAAGCGAGGCAACCCGCCGATTAGTTAATTTTGTCGGTGAAAACTTCCAAAAAGGCGCGGCATGGATAGCTGAAAAAACAGGTTTGCCAGCGACTGATATTGAAAACATGATGGGAACTGTTGCAGCTGGTGGAGGCATAAAAGCTGCCCCAGCCGTGCAGCGTGGAATTGTTAAGGGCGCAGAAACTGTAGAAACTGCCTTGGGAACTAATGTACCAAAAGCCCCAGAGGCACCAAAAATTGAACCTACTTTGGCCGGAAAACCTAAAGTAAGTTATGAGGAGTTTCAAGCTCAATTAAAAGCCAAGCAACCTGGTGGCACAACACAAGTATTGCCGCCATCGCAAAAAATACAGACTCCAACAATGCCTGCCCCAACACAAACGCAGCCATTTCCTGAAGTTAAATATGCAACTAAGGGCAAGGTTAATCTAGCAGAACAAGAGCAGCGCAAACAGATTTTGTCACGCGTTGGCTTAGAAAATGCCCGCGAGTCATCTGTTTTAGGTGACGGTACTGCGTCAGCTAACGAATTCCAAACAAGTAGGGTAGATAACCCTGTCGGTCAATTATATAAAGATACCTTGGCGAATGAACGCGCCACCCTAGAAAATTTTGGTCAAAAAATAATTGAGCGCACCGGCGGAACCGTTGGTTTAGATGAAACTGCGTTATATGACCGCGGTACAAGAATTACGCGTCCATTTGATGATTTTAAGAATGTGCTGCAAACTCAAATGGACCAGGCTTACAACTCGTCTAAACAAATAGCGGGTACTAAGCCAGCCGTTATACCAAGCGACATACAAAAATTCTTAGATACAAACTCTAACTTTACGGTAAACGACAGTTTTATGGCCTTACGCCGCGGCATTGAGTCACATTTAAAAGAAAATGATTTATTAGACGCTGGTGGCAAAGTTAAGCCAATGACAGTAGAACAGGCCGAAGGCCTGCGTAGATACATTAATTCCAACTGGAACAATGAGCGGTCTGGAATTATTGGTCGCTTAAAAGATAAAATTGACAATGATGTAACTAAGGTCGCTGGTGAGGATGTTTACAAAAAAGCCAGAGACATTCGCACTAAAATTGCTCGTTTATTAGATGATCCAAAAGGCGTGGCCAAGATTATGGATTACGATCCACAGTCACCCATGAACCGCGCCGTGCCGTTTGAAAAAATTGCCTCAACCATTGAGCGAATGGATGTAGATCAGCAGCGGCATTTAATTAAACTTTTAAAAGAAATGCCAGACGAATTGCGGCCTCAAGCCGATGCAGCTATTGCGGAAATTAAGGCACAGTTTGCTAATCGTATATTGCAAGAAGGCTCTAAAAACAAGGGCCAATGGAATGCTGGAAATGTTACCAAATACCTAAATGACAATAACCGCAAACTTGGCGTTTTAATGGAAGATAAAGAATTAGCCCAAATGGTTAAGGATTTGCACGATGCGGGCCATTTAGTTAAATATGATGCGTCTTATCCTGGCGCTGCCATTCAAGCCCATAACCTAATTCGTTTGGGCGCGGTGCCTTTACTGGGTACTTTAGGAACCTCAGTAGGCGGTGCGTTTGGTGGTGCGCTTGGTGGAGTTCCAGGAGCCGGAATTGGTGCAACTGTAGGCGGTATGTACGGTGCAAAAAAAGGTGTTGCGATGTCAGAAAAATCTGCATTAAAAAAAGCGCAGAAAAAAATGATTCCTCTTAAAGATGTTGGTAAAGGACAATAATTATGGCAGTCAATCTATCCCCCATAGGCAATGGTTTTCAGTTTTTTAATAACGATGGCCTGCCATTAAACGCTGGAAAACTTTATACCTACCAAGCTGGGTCAACTACCCCGCTTACATCCTATACAGACTCTAGCGGTCTTATTGCTAATACCAACCCTATTATTTTGGGAACCGATGGCCGGCCACCCTCTACCATTTGGTTAACAGATGGATTTTTCTATAAATTTGTACTTGCAACCTCAAGCAATGTAACCATACAGACTTATGACAATCTCTATGGAATTATTGGTGCAACTCCTCCGGCTGCAACACCAATACCAGCTGGAGGCATTTTTCTGTGGTCTGGATCAATTGGATCAATACCAGCTGGATATGCTCTGTGTAACGGTTCAAATGGTACGCCAGACCTTAGAGACCGATTTGTAGTTGGGGCGGGGTCTACCTACGCAGTAAATGCAACAGGAGGCTCTGCTGATGCTGTAGTTGTGTCGCATACTCATAGTGCAACTTCAACTGTTACTGACCCAGGACATTTACACTCAGGAGTTTACACACCAGGAAGCGGTGAAGCCTATGGTTTTGTTGGTGCTAACCCTTATTTGTCAGCATCACGCAATACAGCGACTAACACAACAGGAATTACTGTTGCCACAACTAATGCTACTGCTGGTGTAAGCGGAACAAATGCTAATCTGCCTCCTTATTACGCTCTTTGCTACATAATGAAAACCTAATATGGAATGGCAAACGATTATCAACATTGGCCTTGGATGCGTTATTGCATCTATTGGCTGGTTTGCTAGAGAACTTTGGGATTCTGTCAAAGAGTTACGCAGAGAAATACACCAGGTTGAAAAAGACCTGCGTGAACTGTATGTGCGCCGTGATGATCTAAAAGAGGTCCGAATAGAAATGGCCGCACGGTTTGACAAGCTGGAAAGCATCATGGCCTCGTTTTTTGACCGATTAAACGACAAAGCGGATAAGTAATGGATGTGCCATATAACAATGGCAAAATTAAGATAGGTTGTGCTTATTATTTAAACCCGTTGAGGCCAAAATACATTGAGTACGATGAGGATATGCTGGAGTTGCAGAGTTACCTAATTCACGACCCACGCATCTTAAATCAACAGTATTGGCTTAAACGGATTTATATATTAATCCTTTTATTTGTTTTAACAATCATGCTAATGGCCCACTAATGTTAATGACCATACTCAATATGTTTGCTTTATTTGTCGCAATTTTTGCGGTCATTATTTTTGCGGTCTTATTTGCTTTCTTCTTATTTATTATGTTTGCCTGTGTCTGTATTGGCTGGAAAGAAATTAACTCAACGCCAATTGCGGATATATGGCAAAGACTAAAAAAATGATGATATATGTCAGACGAACTAGGGTTATCGGCTGGTGCCAAGGGTATCAGCGAAGGGATTAAGACAGGCAGGGAAGCTGGTCGTGAGATTGGCAAGAACATTGAAGAAGTACAGAAAGAAGCGGTTGATGTAGCCAGGCAGCAAGCAAATGCAAAGATTCGTGAGCGCAGGGAAACAGAGTTTAAGAAAGAACGGGCTATATTTAAAGCCCTTGAAGAATACAAACACCGGAAAAAGATTTCGGATGAGGAATATCAGCTGCGCATCGACTTTATTAAGAAGTATGGCACCAAAGAATGGCAGCGATTAATAGATATAAAGATCGAAATTGAGCGGCTTGAGAAAGAAGATAAGAAGTATTTTGACGCAGAGTTGTCAAAGGTTAAATGGGTGCAGTTTTGGTGCTTTTTAGCAGCTGGCTGGATTGCTTATTTTATAGTATGGGGCGGTAAAAAATAATGGCCGATGAAAAACTAAACGCCAACGACACGTTATCTAAGGTATTGGCGTATGTAGACTCCCCATTTAAACTGTTTGCAGTTGTCTTGATGGCTGCTTTTGCGTTTGCTGGATACATTATTTATGACCACCAAGAGTTAATTGTTGGCACCTATAAGGAAAGCCAAAAGTTACCAAGTATTGCCGAAGATAGGGTAGATGATGCTGCAGTTCATTTATTTAAAACAACTGACGCAACCGTTGTAGCAATATTTAAAGTAAACCCGTTGTTTGGCACTAGAGTACAGTACCGAGCCTATACAAAGACTGGTCGGGATAAAACCAATGATGGGCTAGATGTTGGGTTGTTTACATCTAATCAAGCAAATAATCACGATGTCATTTCTTTAATGTCTGGCAATGTACCATGCGGAGAATATAAGGCAGCACAGTCAGAAATTGGACTTTGGTATCTTGAAAAAGGGATGACCTTTGGCTGTAGAATTGGTGTACCCCCAGACCCCAGTAGGTTTGTAGGGCAGATTACCGTTGGTTGGGATAAACCCCCAGCCGATTTAGAGCAAACTAAAGCAATGCTTTTTATTGCTGCAACCATGTTATCAAGGAGCAAAAAATGATGGATACCTTATTAGGACTTCTTAAAGGAGTTGCTCCTGTTTTAGCTACTGCTGTTGCTGGCCCAGCTGGTGGCGCTGCCGTAGGTTGGATTGCAAGCAAACTAGGAATTGATGACGCTACCGTAGAAGGGGTTACCCAGGCTTTAACCGGCAACCCTGAAATGGCCTTAAAACTTAAAGAATTAGACCTAGAGTACGCAAAGTTAGAAGTAGCTGATCGCGACTCTGCCCGCCAGGCTTATGCTGCGGTGGCCACATCTCAATATGCAACCAAGCTAGATAAGTTGGTTGTACCTTTGTTAGCCCTTGGGGTTGTGGGTCTGGCCTTTGTATTAATAGGTGTATTGATGTTTGTTGATACGCCAGACAACCAGCAACAATTGGTTATTTTTGCTCTTGGGTTTATAACCTCGGCTGCGGGACAAGTTCTATCTTTTTACTTTGGGTCCAGCCAAGGCAGCAAAAACAAAACAGAAGAAATGAAAGGGATGATTAAAAAATGATTACTCCACTTACCCTCCACTTTAGCTTAGAGGAGTTGACCACTACTGACCACCGGCAGTTTGACAATACGCCAAACCCCGATGAATTGGCCAACTTAAATCGACTAGCTAAGTTCTTAGAACAGGTCAAAACCGTATTAGGCGGTAAACCTGTAATGATCAACTCTGCCTTTAGGTCAGAAGCCGTGAATACAGCCGTTGGAAGTCGCAATACCTCACAACACCGGATTGGGTGCGCAGCCGACATTCGTGTGCCAGGCATGACTCCCGATGAGGTTGTTAAAACTGTGATGGCTGCGGGACTTGGTTATGACCAGATTATTAGAGAGTTTGACCGCTGGACCCATATCTCAATCCCTAATAACCCAGAGGATAAACCTAGGCAACAGGCATTGATTATTGATCGCAGCGGGACTCGTCCATACGCGTGATACACTAAATATTGATTTCGTTGGTTTCCTTTAAACTCTCTGGCCCTACCTCTTTGGTGGGGCTCTTTTTTTCATAGGTTATAGCATCTGTAAACCCCTCACGGTACGCATTGTGAACGGCCTCCAGGTGCCATAAAACTAACAAAACCGCACCGACAATCAGTAAAGCGGGGCGCAAGTGACATCCACCACAACATCGCGGGTCATACCGCCGACTTTGCGCTTGCCGTAAATGACTATGGCTCTAGTCTTAGAAACCTGGCAGTCCTGAATGGCCGTAACCACCTCAAGCCGGCTCATGGAATGAACTTTATCGTCTACAACCAGCATCTGCTCTGGCATGGCGTTTTTGTCGGGCAGGATGCCGCAACCACTTAAAATTAGTAAACAAACACCGGCTATGATCATTTTCATAACTCCCTCCTAGAATGGGTTGTCATCGTTAATATCACCCGCATATGCCCGTGAAGGGTATTTTCCGGCGCTCTGAGGCGTTTGTGGCTGCGAATCGGGCTTGGACCCAGCAAACTCTAATTCGCCCACCCTTGCCCTAAAAGTAACCCCCTCGGTGCCGTCCTTTCGTTTATAGGTTTCTACATGGGGTTCAGTCATGCTGACAAACAAAAGTTGGCCTTTGGCTAAATGGGGCTTTAACTTCTCGCACCGCTCCCCCCACATGGTCCCGTTGACCCATTGGGTCGGCTGCTTACCATCAACCTTACGGCCATAAGAAAACGCCAAGGACAAATCCATAATGGCCTTGCCATCTGGCGTGTAGCGTAACTCTGGGTCATTGCCCAGGCGGGCTAATCCGATTAATAACATTAAAAACTCCCTTTATCAAAATAATTCGATTCATCATTAAAAAACTCAAATAGTGCATCGCACTCGGCTAAAAACTTCTCAGCAGCTGCCTCCACCTCGGCCAACTCCTCTGGAGTCGGAACATATTTCTTGATAAATAAGTCTTTCCCCTCACCCATGCGCGGGTCATAAGACACAAACCAAACATCCTTACCGGTACAGGCTGACTGCAATAGCATCTGTGGCTTGTACTCTGGCGGGATAGCCTGGTTGGCTACATATTTCATGTGTGTCTTGGTTTTTGGGCATTTGACTTCGATCAGCGATCCATCTGACACGAACCCGTCAGGACTCACCCCGCAATGGTCAATACTTGGATGGTCAACAAAACCAACATCCTTAACCATGAGACCGGTGATGTTCTCAAAGGCCTCTTTGGCTGCGGCCTCCTGCTCTACGCCCCATTGCATATCCGAGGTCATATATTTATCGGCAAAGGTGTTGGTAATGCGCTCGGCCACCACCTCGTAACGCAGGTTTTCCCGCTCACTAGACTCTTTGCCAGACTTTAGGAAGTTCATGGCCGCAGCCATCCGAGAACCGGTTAACTTACCAAGGCGGTCATTCCACCAGGTCCCGTCTTGCTGAAATGGATTTGGTTCACGCATTTTGATCTCCTTTTAATTTGGTGTGATGTTTGGCTGCAAAGTCCCGCACCATTTCGCGCTCGTCTGCTGCCAATGTTTTCCATGTTGCGGTCAGCTGGTCGGTTGATGTGGCTGCCGTAATCAAGGCCTCAATTTCTGCCTTGGTACGGGTAGATTTAGGTTTTACTGGGCGCGATGCTTGGTTGCCGTCATCGTCCTCTGGCGCAATACCACAAGCAGCCTGGAGCGAATACCGGCGGGCATAGGTCATGGCACTACCGTAGCCCTGGGCATCCTGTTTGGTAGCTGGCACATGAAGTTTGCCGCCGGAAATCATCTCGCCAGACTCATGGATAAAAATGGTCTCGATGATAATTCCATCGGCGCAGTCATGCGAATGCTGAACCAAGGCAATTCCATTGTCGTTAAGGGCATCAATCACGGCCTCAACACAAGCTGCCAAGTCGGCATACCTTGATTTGAAGTGTGGATTGGTGGACGATTTGAGCGCAGGTCCAAAGGCCTTTTGTGCTTTGACTAACGCGGTTGCTATTTTCTGCATATTCCCTCCGATTAAATAAATGCTAAAAGTAAAATAAAGACTACTAAACCTACTGCAGCGAAGGCCTCCATCCAAGGAGATTCTTTTTTAGTAAACACATTGCGCTGCCATTTGTTTGCCTCAAAGTTAGTTTTTCTCATGCTGACACCCGACTTTTGCGTGGTACTGACATCAAGCGATAGACTGCGTAACGCACACCAGACGGCTCTTTGACCATGTCGGTAACAATGTCCCAACCCTCGGCCTTGAGGTCAAAAATAATGTCAGCTAGTCGTGTGGCGTGATAGCGCTCAATTGCCTCCCAGCTGGTTATCTTTTTCTTGCTGATTAAATGTTTTGCTACTAAGTTGATTTTGGTCATACTTCCTCCACGGTGATTTTGTAATGACGGCCATTGCAATCGACAACAAACAAATGCTTTTTGGTACTAAGAAACTGACCCTCTGGGCTCAAGTCCCAATGAATACGCCCCGCACCATAAACAATATCTAATGGGTCAGGTGCGTTTAGGGCTCTTTTGGTAATGTGAGCGATGTAGTCGCAATATGCTGGCTGCGCCTGTTGCTCTTGGTGCTGCAGCTGCTGGTGGTGATGTAAGTCTTGTAAATCGTCCATTTCTTCTCTCCGAGTGATTGGGCCGAAGCCCCGTTAATTAATTTATATACCGGCCTTAATTGCACGGGCTAATGCACGGGCATAACAGGCTTTAGCTGATTCAAATTTACCCTCTGATTTAAATTTATCGCCAGCTGCGTCAAGCGCATTAGCCATATCTAAATCTAATTTACGCTGCTGCGCTTCTGATGGTTTAGCTACAGGAAAAACATAAACTGATGTTGATTCGATATATGAAGTTGTAAACATTTATTCTCTCCGATTTTGTTGCCCGATCAAATGACCGTAAATGAATAGTAAACTGTTTATTTACTCTTTGCAACGGATTTATGCGTTTTTTTATCAAAATTAGGGAAAACACCTAGAAAATAAGCGTAATAACTGCTTAATAACAGCGTAATAACTGCTTATTACCTATTAACCACAGTTGAACTAGGGTTGAACCATGGTTAAAAAAACCAGACTTTCTTTAATAAAACCATGGTAATATTAAGGGGTCAGCAAGGTGGCACTTGTTGGAATCTCGTATGTGGAAAACCCCGAATTTTTCGGTGGTGCGATAAATGCTTGGAATCGGTCATTCCCCACTACGAGGACTTATTCCAAGGATGCCCTGCCAGGCCGCACCACCCAAGAATTTGGGGTTTTTTGTTGCCTACTGACCGTACTCCGAGCGTTATTAAGAGCCTACATCGGCTGCGCGGAACAGTAGATACGGTATCGGCTCACCACCAGATAACCGGAGCAGCCTGTCAACGAGGGACTGCGGAACTAGCCTAAGACATGGGTGATAGACAACTTAGGCTAGGATGAATCGTTGCGTTATGCGAGGCATAGGCTGGATTGTTTTACTTATCTAAGCTGGTGCAAAGTGATCATGGCTATCACCCTTGGGTAACCTATGAGAAAAAGAAATAGAAAACAAAAACTACCTTGCAAACTATTTCTTAATCATATATTCTCTGCAAAAGGAGAACAATATGACCTTAAATGA